AATCACCACTTGGGGAGTATTCTTTCCAAGTGAGGATGAAGGAGCCAATCTTATATTGCTCGATGCAATCAAAGGACGGTACGAGTTTCCAGAACTCCGGCGTCTTGCATTAGATCAATATAAGTATTGGATGCCGGAGACAGTGATTATTGAGGCAAAAGCATCTGGCCTACCCTTAACTTACGAGCTTAGGCAGATGGATATACCCGTTGTCAACTTCAGTCCTAACAAAGGAAATGATAAGCATGCACGTGTAAATGCTGTTGCACCTTTGTTTGAATCTGGTATGATATGGGCGCCTGAGCAGAAATTCGCAGACGACGTCATTGAAGAATGTGCTGCGTTTCCTTATGGTGATCATGATGACTTGGTTGATAGTACAACACAAGCAATCATGCGATTCAGACAGGGCGGTCTGATCGGACACCCTGAAGATTATATCGACGAAAAAGTCGATCAACGTAAAAGGAATTATTACTAATGATTAGATTCGGCATGGCTATAATGGAAATGGTAGAGCAGTTAACAAAAGGTTTTGTTAAAGCTACAGGTAGACAGCCAGATAATTTAGAAAAATTAAAAATCCAACAAGAAGCAGTTCAAAGATTTAAAGACATGAACAAGGTTGTTGATATGGAAGGCAACGTCATTGATACATCAAAAGGTATTATGGGTGGTAGACAGATACAAGAAAATAAAGAATTATCACAAGCTATAAAAGAAGAGTTAATGAAAAAAGACAATCCATATTCAGATTTAGTTAACACTCCTCGTCCTAAAACTATCAAAGAACGAGAAGCAGAAGTATTAGCTGATATGGAAAAAAATAACAAAGAAGCTGTTCAAAGAATAAAAAATAGAAAAATGGTTGAAGATGCAATCGACAATGCTTCACCAGGATTTGCAGGAGATAGAAAATATGATGCACAACTTGTTGCAGATGATTTAGCAGAAAAAAGATTTGGTAAAGACTTTTATGATTTAGATCAAAAACAACAGATGGATCTTTATGGTGAAGCACTTGACGGATTAGACGACAGTAGATTTAAAAACAAACCAGAACCAGAAGACATGGCACAAGGTGGACGTGCAGGGTTTGATAAAGGTGGCATGAGCAGAAGAAGTTTCTTAAAAATATTAGGTGGTCTTGCAGCAATACCTATTGTTGGTAAATTTTTAAAACCTCTTAAGACTGCAAAAGGTATTAAGAGCGTGCCAATTATTAAAACAGATAACGTCGCTGGCAAACCAGAATGGTTTGATGCATTAGTTAACAAAGTTATCATCGAAGGTGATGACGTTACTAAAAAATTTGCAACAGCAGACAGACAAGCGGTTCACCAAAAAACACTTGATGATGGTTCCGTGGTCCGAGTTACAGAAGACGTGGACGATGGTGCTGTAAGAGTTGAGTATGAAAGTGTAGACAATATGTATGAAGATCCAGTTCAATTACAATATAAAAAACCATTACCTGATGAAGGCGACCCGAATCCTGCAGCTGAGTTCACGACAGCAGAGTCAGGTCCAGTTGGCAGACAAACAGGTCCTGATGATTATGATATAGAAATAGATGAAGCAGGTGGTACAAGTATCAGTGACTTAACATCTGATGTTTCAAAATTAAAAGAGTATGCAACTGGTAAAAAACCAACATTAAAAGAATTCGTACAGTCCAAAAAAAGAAAAGACAAAGCCAAAGCTATATCAGAAGGTGGAGAAGCTGAAGCAGAAGAAGTTGTTAGAAGACAAGGTGATTTTGAACAATTTGGAGATCTACCCGATGAAGCAGATTTTGCATCAGGCGGTATCGCTAGAATGTTAGGAGAGTAATGAACCCGTTAAAGTACGCACAGATGATGAAGTATCTGACTCGGGCTAAAAAAGAAAAGCCAGATCTTCCTGATGTTACATTTGCTGATAAAATTACTCAACCACCAGTTAGACAAGATGTTGAAACAATAGAGGCTATCAATAGATTTATGAGAGCTAACCCAAGAACAGAAAAAGCAGGTGGTGGACGGATTGGGTTTAAGAAAAAAGGTTTTGTTAATAAAGGTGGTGAAGCCGAGTATCAAAGAAGATTAAAAATAGCTCAAGATAAATTTGGTAAAGACAACCTAGATGCAGCAGCAAAAGCGTTGGGCTATAAAAACTACGATGCTCTAAGAGGAGAAAAATTTGCAAATACTAGGAAAAAAATATTTAGAGAATTAGGAGATTTTGGTTCTGCTTTACCTGAAAAAGAATCAAGAAGCAGATCTAGAGTTAAAAAAAGAATTCCAAAAGAACAAGGTATTCAGATAAAATTAATTGAAGCAACAAATCAAAATGAATTTTTTGATCCAAAAGCTTTTGCAAAAGCAAATAATATTTCAATGGCAACATTGAAAAATCAAGCAGAACGTTTGCAAACAAATATTTATAAGAAAAGAATAGTAGAAGCTAGTCGTGCAATAGGTAAAGAAACAAAAGATAAATTAGATTGGATACCCAACGATTCAAAATTTTCTGATAATGCTTTAAACAAATTATGGAAATCAAAATTAATTAAATATGAAAGAAACAAAATAGATGAATTATTTTTTGATGCGTTTGGTCGTGCACCAACTAAAAAAAATCCAAACCCAACCTATAATCCTAAAAAATTTTTAGCTATTAAGAAAAATTTAAATGAATATAGACAATTAAGAGATGCTATTAATAAAAAATATCCAAACATAAATTTTGAGTTAGATCACCCTTTATCTAAATCTAGTTTAAATAAATTATTTAATGCAACTACAGATCAATTAACTAGAGTAAATGTTTTAGAAGCTGATCTCAATAATGGTTTTAAAGATTCATTATCTTTGCAGTATGAAAAAGCTGTACAAGGTAATAATTTAAATAAAAAGAAAGCTGTAGAAAAAATAGCAAGAGATCTAAAACTTAATATTGGTAAGATTAGTGATGATGCGACTAATTTTAAATATGGCGTAAAAGAGTTTCAAAAATTAGACATGAAAAATGAAATAGCAAAGTCTTTAGAAAACTTACAATTTTTAAATAAAAACTTTCAAGACTACGCGAAAAAAAATCCTGAACTATTTAAGATAGCAGGTGTAAGCACACAACAAACTTTTACACAAATAAAACCATCTGAATTAAAAAGTATTCAAAATATAATAGCATCGTTTGGTGATGGTAGTTGTTCTGTAACTTTTGGTAAAAAAGGAAAAAAAGATGGTGGTAGAATAGGATATCAAACTGGAACACCAGGGTTAAATCAATGTTTTGAAAGTGGTATAAAAAATTTTAACGAGGGAAAACTTAAAACAGTAGATCAAGCACAAGACGCAGCAAAACTTTTAAGTGGAGGTAAAAATGTATTACGTGCTATTACTAAATATGGTATAATACCAGAGGCTGCTTTTATAGCAGGTGAATCTTTATTTAGAACAGCGTTAGGTGAAAAGCCATTTAATTCTCTTTTAAAATCTATAGATTCATTTACGTTTGGTGCAACTGATTTTACATCAGGTATAGAGGCAGAAAAGTTTGGTAAATTTTCTGATCAAAAATTAGCCGTAGATAAGTTTAGAAATAGCCAAGCTAAAGTAGATTCTTTACAAAATAAATTAACAAATCTTAAAGCTATAACTGATCAAGGTGGTGAAGGTTATGTTGGTGATCTAACTTCAGACATACAGATGACACAAGCACAACTGCAAGCAGCAGAACAAGAATTACAAAAAAATACTGTATCATCTGATTTAGTACAATTTATAGATAGACGAGGACAAGAGATTGCTGACGCAGAGAAGGCTAAATCAGATTTTGCAAAACGATCTTTAACAGATCAGATGGATGGTATACCTGGAATACGTGATTATACAGATACAGAATCTACTAGAATATTTCCAGCACAACCAAATCAGATGGATTTAAATTTAAATTTGTTTCCAACATTGCCTACAGATTTTATGCAATATAAAACTTCAGATGCAATAAATTTAGCACAAGGATTAAGAGAACAAGGTCAAAACGTGTCGGCAAAAGATATATTAGCTTACAGAGATGATTTAAAAAAAATGCCTTTATCTGAACAAGCTAAGATTTATGGAGATGAACAAACTTATGGAACGCAAGGTGCAGACGTTTTACAACCGCTAGCGGGTGGTGGTATTGCTAAAATGGCTGGTGATTCTTCAGGCAGGCCACCAGTAAGAGGACCAAATCCACAAGGGTTGCTATCCCTTAAAAACCGTGTTAGAAACTACTAGGAGTAATATATGGCAGAAATAGACAAAGGACTCCCGAACACTAGAAACAAACTTGAGATTCCTTCAGAAGAAGAAATACAAGAAGTTGCCGTTCAGGAACCAGTAGAAGAAAAAGGACCAATCGAAGTTATCCCAGAGGAAGACGGTGGTGTAACTTTAGATTACGAACCAGGTGCAATTAACGTACCAGGAACAGAATCACACTTTGATAATTTAGCAGAACTTTTACCTGATGATGTTTTAGAACCAATCGGAAACGAAATGGCACAAAACTACATGGACTACAAGGCGTCCAGAAAAGAATGGGAGCAATCCTACATCACAGGATTAGATCTTCTTGGTTTTAAATACGAGAATAGAACAGAACCGTTTCAAGGAGCTAGTGGTGCAACTCACCCAGTTCTTGCAGAAGCAGTTACACAGTTTCAAGCACAAGCTTACAAAGAATTATTACCATCAGATGGACCTGTAAGAACACAGGTTGTTGGTATTAAAAATCCTGCAACAGAACAGCAGGCGAATCGTGTTAAAGATTTCATGAACTATTTAGTTATG